ATCTCATCTACCTTTTGTCTAAACTCCTCATCTTCTTTATACCATTTGTAAAAACTACTTCTGCTTATACCTGTTCTATTACAAGCTGTTGATACTATACCTAAGCTACTTTCTAATGCTTGTAGTAATGTTTCTTTCTTAAGGTTATGTTCTTTTTTGCCCATTTTATTAAATTTAATTTATTTTTTATATATAGAAATATTGAACAAATTATAATTCTACTTATGTCTAGTATTAGTATTATTTTTGTTCTTAACATTTTTTAATTGTTTTAATTTCTTTTTTAGTTTTTTAATTTTGTTTTTACAATCTATTTTTATACACCACATTTTTTTGCTTTTTGTCCTGTAAATTGTTCCCACCTTTCTATTATTACATCACAGTATTTAGTATCTAATTCCATTCCATAACATATCCTATTTGTTTTTTCACAAGCAATTAATGTTGAGCCACTACCTAGAAAAGGGTCGTATATTAATTTCTTTTTATTGTTATCCTCTAATGCTATTTGTATTAATGATATTGGCTTCATTGTAGGATGAACAGTATTTCTTTCCCTTTTAACTTCCCAAATATCGCCTCTTAAAGTTTTTTGCCCACCAAATTTTCCGTGATATAGTATAATCTCGTGTTGCTTAAAATATTTATCTAAATGTTGAGCAGGATTTACTTTATTCCAAACTATAAAACTTTTAACAGGTTTTTTTAATTCTTCTAAGGCTTGTTTAAATAAATGACAGTACTGCCAGGAACAACATACATAAAATGTGTCTGTACTTATATTTAAAGAATTATATAAAAACTCTATAAATTTTTCATTACTCATTTTATCATTTTTAATTTTTCTATTATCTTTAATTCCTTTATAGTCTATATTATAAGGTGGGTCAGTAAATACCATATCTACTTTCTCTCCATTCATTAGTTTTTCAACATCACTTTCTTTTGTGCTATCTCCACACATTAATCTATGTTTTCCTAATTGCCAAACATCACCAAGTTTAACTCTAGTTTCTTTTACTTCTGGTATATGGTCATCTTTAATATTACCCTCTACTATTTTATCTATATTAAAGCCAAGTTCAATATCTTTAAAACCCCAATCTTTTAACTCATCTACTTCAAAATTATTAGCTAATACATCTATATCAAATTCACCTGTATTTTTGTTTAGCCTTATATTTAATTCTTTTTCATCTTCTTTAGATAAGTTTACTCTAACTACTGGTACAAGCTCTGCTCCTAGCTCTCTCATTATTCTTAAACGCTGATGACCACCAACAACTGTATTATCTGAGTTTATTATTATAGGATCAACTAAACCAAACTTTTCTAATGAGTTTTTTAAGTCCTCATATTGTTTGCTAGTCATTCTTCTAGGGTTATACTCTGCTGGGTTTAATTCTGCTATTTTAACTTTTTCTATTTTCATTAGTAGCTATGATTATGTTTATGTTTATTTAATTCTCTTAATTGATTGTTAAATTGTTTGTCTGTTTCAGCTTTAATATGACAAGCTCTACATAAAGCAATAAGGTTTTCTATTTGGTTTTTATGTCCTCTAGGGTCGCCCCCAATACCTCTAGCGTCTATATGGTGTATATCTACTGCTTGTTTAGAACAATGCTCACATAGTATAACATCATCTATAACATAATCGTAATAATCCATATATATTTTTACATACTTCTTCATACTTTACAACTTTTTTCATATACCTTTTTAAGATTATCTATTATTTGTTTATTACATGGGGAACAACTTTTCCATTGAGGATTTTGACCAAACACCCCTTTGTATAAAGCATTAACAATAGTTTTTTCTTCTCTATTTAATCTTTGATTCTTTTCTACTATAGGCATTACTTCATCATATATCTTTATTTCATCTTCTGTAAACTGTCTAATGTTCTTAAATCTTGGAAACATTTGATTTAATTTCTTGCGTCTTTCTTCGCACTTATTACAATCTTCTCCTAATATAGTTTTAGCCAACTTATCTATACCAGTAGCTTTTGTGAATTTTTTTATATCATCTCCGATACCTTTTGATTTTGTCATAACTTTATAAATTTATATATTATGTAACTTATTATTGGCGTACTCATCATTATAGTAAATATGTTTAAATGAGGCTCCCCACAAAAACCAAAGAAGTGTTTTATAAATTCAATCATTTTAAACTCTTTAAATAATTCTTAATAAATCTAATTGACTTCCCTAATGTACTTCTATTTATCTTTGTTTCTTTCTGCATTTTATTTAAGCTAAAACCCTCTCTATAATATATCTTAAATACTTCTACATCAAACCAACTTAAATGCTTTAGCTTTTCCTCTATCCATTGTAATCTATCTTCTTGTTCCTCTAACTTCTTCATTTTTTCTTTTGTTAAAGGCTCTTTAGTATAAATATAAAATTCTTTTAATTGTTTCTCATTGTATTGTTTTCTATACTTTTTATGATAAGGACTTGTATTACTATGGTATTGATTCATCATTATTCTGACTATATAAAATGTAAGTTTTTTTTGTTCTATAATATCTTTTATTTTTTCCTTATCTGAATTGTATAAAGCTAATATTGTTTCGTGTAACAAATCTTCATAGTCAGGGTGTCTATTGCTAGTTATTCGTTTAGATATATCTAACAAATTCTGATAACTTTTATCTAAATAGTCATTTAGTTTTTCCAAAGCTCTACAAATAAATTAACCCCTGTTTGTTTTAACGCGTTGTATTCCCATTTTCCTAATGGACTAATTTCTACTACTACCATTTGAGGATTGTATTGATCTTGTATAAAATCTATCTTGTTTAGTATATATTCATCTTCATCAATTATATTTTGTGTTTCCTTATGTATATAAACATCATTTGTTACACCCCTATCTACATCAAATAAAAAGTATCTAAAGTTTTCTCTACCGTCTTTTGTTCTAATATTTTTTGGTGGACTATGTTTTTTTCTCATATCGTTTTAGTATAATTAGTAAATATTTCTATAAATTCTTCTAGTGAATAACATACAACTGCTTTATATCCTCTAGCAGTTAAATTAGCTATCCATAGTTTTTGGTCTTTACTAGGTTTGTTATATTTAACTTTAAGCTCTACCATTAAACCATTGTACTTTAAATTAGGCTCAAATATTAATAAATCTGGTACACCTTTTTTATAATGTTTTTTAACTAGAGCTTTTTGTTTGTAGTTCCCTTTACCTAAATAAACACCCCCTAAAGTTGAAGTCCAAAGTATATGAGGGTAATAGTTTAAATAATCTACTATACTATTATGTAAATCTTGTTCTTTCATTTAAGTTGACTTTTTATATATTCCCAAGTTAAAGCTCCTAGTATAAAAACAAATACTATTAATATTATTAAACTTAAATTACTAATTGCTATCATTTGTTATAAATATGTTAATTTGAAATATTAATAAGTATATATGTATTTCCCAATACGTTCTTATTTCGTCAGGTGCAAAGTGTCTTACCCCTAACATTAAACCATTCCTTATTAAAGTAATAAACATCATACTTTTTTTCTATACCTAATATAACCTGTTGCAGTTTCTATACGTTCATAACCACAATTTTCTACTAGGTGTTTATAAAACTTATTTACCTGTGCTTGATCGTCTTTAATTCTGTTTAAATATGCACTATCTAAAAAGTCAGGCATATTATTTGTACTACTTCCTCTACTAAAATTCTTTTGGTTTCTTACCCAACGTTTAAGTCTTAAATTTGTATTCCAAGTTTTTTCCATTTCAAACCTCATTTTTTTACCATTATCTTCTGTCCAATATTCTATAAAATCTTTAATAATACTTTCTTCTATATCTAAATTCATTTCTGCTATACTTTTAGTAAAAATCATTCCTCTAGCTAGTATATCATTATTATTTTTAATTCTTATTTCTTTATTATTATTAATAGACTTTGAATTTTTTAATATCTTGTTATTAAAATTTTTACAATCTAGTTCTTCAGTTTTTTCAATTCTAGTATTTAAAAAATTTAATATCTGGGAATGGTCTATCTTAAAATGTTTTTTAGCTGGTACACCTTTAAGCACTACCTGAATTATGCCCCATTTCTCAAGCACAGATAACGCTTGTCGAATTTGATAATAACTTAAAGTTGTACTACAGCTTATATCATTTGTTACATTAAAAAAATAGCCCCCATTATTTTGAGAGCTACCTTTAAAATATTCTTCTTTTTGTATAAGATCAGATAAAACCAAACTAGCATCCACGCCTAAATTAACGAGAAGACATTTATTTAAAATTAAAAAAGGCGTAGTTGCTAGTATTGATTTTTTCATTTGAATAAAATTATATAAAAATATTTTACATTTTATAAAATTAAATTATTAGTTATTAACATTGAATAGTTAAAAAGGCATTTCAACTACTTTCTTGTCTTTAAGAAATTCATCCCATTTTAAAGTATAATTTTCTACTTCATCTACACTAATAACACCTCCTGCTGCTAATTCTATTGCACCTTTAAATGCTACACTAAATCTTATATCATTTTTTGTTTCATCATTAGAATTTGAATAACTAGACGTAGATGTAGTGTTGTTAAACTTTGATTCACCTTTAAAAACTGCTTTTACTTTGTTTTTGTGATCTATGGTATATTCCATTTCTTGACCTACTTTTTCATATATTTCTTTTTTCTTTTTATACATTTTTCCAATATCGCCATTTTCAAAGGCTATTGTAAAAATTC